CCACTGAGACAAGTTAATGTCTTGGAATATGTACTGACGTAGATCACAACGCAGTGTCTGCACACGGCCATCGTATTTGTAAAACTTATCTACGCCCATCCAGTAGATGACGCCAGATGCAACCGAAACTGCGTTCTGACCAGCAAGGGAAATATTGTCCCCAAGAAGCTGAGTTGACCAAACCGCTGGTGGGCCTTGGTACTGGAGAGAGTACAGCGCAGAGTCTGTAAACACCACAATCTCTTGGCGAGTCTGAATACAAGTAATGATCTCTGAACCGTGCGACAAACGGATACTACCGGACTGGTTAGTAGCCGAAGGAGTCCATTCAGTTACAGATTCCTGATCTGACCAGCGGATCAACATTGGATCTTGGGTTGTGCTCGCCAGATCGTTACACCCAAAGGCAAACACAAACCGGCTGATGTCAGATACAAAGATAAAGTTCTGAATTACTGGGCAGTTAGACGCACCGCCTAGGTCGGTAATATCAATCCCGCGTGGGGAGAGGCTCTGCGTTCCAGACTGAGTACCGCTTGTGTTAATAGCCGCACCACCGTAAGTCAAAGACAAGTTGCAAGTTGTACCACTAGCCCCAACCACATAATAAATTGTGCTTACGTTTAAACCTGTTGGCAATGCACCGGTCGTATTGAGCATGACCGCAGTGCCGTCCCTTAGAGAAACTGTGGTTGTTAAAACAGCAGGGGATGCAATTGTGACTGTAAAGGGTGAATTAGACACGCCAACTTGAGCAGACCAATAATAAATGCCACCACCCCGTGGGCCATAAATCAGATCTTCACCAAAGTTAGCCTGACTCCACAGCTGGATAGTATTAACAGACGATGTACCAAAACCCCAAGTACCAGAACCCCAAGGGCCACCACCCCAGCCAGTTAACGCAACAGCATAGGCCGGGCCAGTATGAATCTCATAAGACGCAGTGACCGTGGCTCCGCCGCCGGGTGAGCCAGCGATAGCGGTAGCGTTAGGCGTTACTGAAATCTCAATTGTGTAGGTGTTGGCATCAACTACAGTAACTTGAAAGTTCTGGTTTAAAACTGCGGCAGTAACGTTCGTGCCACCACCGCCAATATCTGTAGCTCCACTAAAGTTTACAAAGTCCCCTGTGTAGCAACCATGAGCCGTGTCGGTGACTGTGACTGTCGTAGAAGCTGTAAGCGCAAATGGGTTGCTGTTGATGATTGCGGATGCACGGATAGGCGTAATGTCGTAGTACGCACCGCCACTGGAAATGTAAAACTTAAGATTAGTGCCAACACCTATCAGGTTATTGCCACCCAGTGTGATCCAGTTCCACAGAGAGCGGCAAACACCTTGGAAAACAGACGTAGAAATACGAACCCAACCACCAATCTTTTCTGGTGTTCCCTGACGAAAGCGCATCTTGTCGGAAACATACCAGCCGTTCTCGGATGTGTACCGGGTGTTTTCCTTGTTTACACCTGCTTTCAGGGTTAGTTTCTTTAATGGCATGGATGACCTTTATTTACTGGCAACGCCTTTGGTCTTCTCAAAAGAACGCATACCGGCAATGCCCAAGATACCTGATAATATCACCCATAGTTGGTCTGCGTCCAGTACTGGAGGAGGCTCTAACCCCGCTGGAATCCAACCTGTTGCCTGCGCCCATTTCCACCCCCACTGGAATAGCGGATAGAGCAAAAACTGATAGGCCATAGCAGCCACGCCAATCCAACCAATCGCAGGTCGCCAACCAGAAACAAATACGCTGGACGAGGCGGCTTCAATCTTGTTGACTTCAATCTGCGCTAAGTCAGTTGCTTGGTCAATCTTGCGTTCTTCCAGATCAAGCTTACGCTGCTCGATCTCCATCTGCATCTTTTCTTTATCGGTCGTAATCAGGTCGCCTGCAACCTTACCGACAGCTTCAATAATTGATCCTACAGCCAGCAAGCTCATGCTAGACCTTTCAATGTACGGTTAAGCCACCCCAGCAAGAACTTGGATTGCGATCTGTTTTTGTTGCAAATCTCAGCGTATCGGGCAAGTTTTGCCAAAGCGTATGCTTGTTTAAACTGTTTGCCGTCTGTAATCTGGTTTAGTTTCTCTACAGTCTTAACACCGATACCGCCGTCTGGGGTAGCGCCCACCACGATCTGAGCCAGCTTGACTGCCATGCTCATGCCAGCATTCACACCAAAGTTAAAGATGGTGTTAGCTACTTCTTGGTTTGAAATCTCATTTCCACGCATCTTGTCCCAGAACTCAGTGCGGTAGAACTCACGCACCATGCCAGTCAGCGCACCACCAAACTCTTTTTTATCGACAAGCGCCCAGCCGTTCCACTGGGGGTTTTTGTTACGGGCAATACCAGCATAGGTTATGCCGCCTGTTACTGTTTACTCCTTGAAAGCATACTGCTGGCAATCTGCAACATACTAATTGCTTTGTTTAGGTCTTTAGGCTCTTTGTCCCAACCAACGGTAATTTGCCCAACAAACCGGCCTTGCTCTGGCGGGACGCTGACACGGCAACCAAACGTTACACCTTTTTCAATGTACCAAAGACCGATCTCGCTCTGTGGCCTAGCGTATTCACCGCACGGTATTTCGTTTGCCATTAGTGCAATCACATCATGGTTATTGGCAACACTTTGTGTAAACAGGCCAACATCTAAACCGTCATGCGTCTTGTCTCGGCCTTCTCGCGTATACGCACGGTACAGAGTTCTTGTCCCAAACAATGGGTTAACTTTAAAGATTGCAACAATCGTAGCGTCTGAGTTTTTAAACAAATGCGCTGCAACATCTTCCACTCGGTCTTCTGCAATTGTTGGTAGCCTCTTGTTCTCTTTGTACGCCTCAAACAAGAACGATTGGTTTTGCCAGACAAAATAGCCAGAGAACGCAAACACCGCCATGAGTATCAGCGCAAACAGTTTAAACGGGCTATCCACATAGGACAGCACCTTGCTCAATACGTCTGCCGGTTTTTCGTCGCTCATAGCCCAAACATCCCTAAAAACTTGTTAACGATCCGGTTAGACAGGTCGTCCGGCAGGAACTTGAGGAAGCCGAGCACGTACCACGCAATGCACATACGCACGAATATTTTGAGCCACTGATCGAACTGTTTTTGGTACTCATTCATCGCCCACACTTTGATTTAGCGCAGAGGTCTGTAATCTCGGCAATCCCCCAGCCTACCGCACCAAGGAACATGACAATCACCACTATGCCAACAGCCCACATCATCTGCTCTTCTTCTGCTTCTTTGCGGCGCTTTTCTTCTTCCTTCAGCTTACGGGCTTCAATGGCATCGTCCCTGTCCATCTCGGCTTTACGCGCCATCATCTTGTTGTAGACGTCAATGTTGCCCGTCTGCATATAGAGAAGCTGGATTTCTTTAAGCGTATTGCGGCTGTTCATCAGCGCGTTTTCAATACGCATCGCAATCTCAAAGTTGGACTTGCCGCCGTTTTTCTTGGCAGCCAGCATGGACTTTGTGGCGTTACTTTCAGCGTCAAGCAGACGCCCGACCATGACCGACAAGCCGCCAATATCTTTGGCAACAGCCTGCGCTTTCTTTACAAGGCTAACGGCCTTTTCCAGCCCTTCAAGCGCTGATATCGGGTCAAGTGGAATCATCCCCACATCCAAAGAATCGTTAACGTCCCCCACACAATGAAGGTGAGGATACAGGCTGCAACGATAATCGCGTCAGCCCAGTCCCGCATGATTAAATGTTCTCAATAAGTTTTTTGCGATCCCAATATTGCTTGTCTGTTGCGGCGGCAGACAGTGGGTTGGGATCATGCTGTTCACCAAAGATTGGCTCAATCACTTCACCATTGATGTCACGCAAAGCAAACACACAGTAGTACACCGTGTCATCTTCAAGAGCAACAATCTCATGAGCACACTCGGCGCGGATCACAATGAACGTAGGAGCAGTGAATTCTTTAGGCTCTTGACCATCCATAGACACACGAACCTTGCCTTTTGCAAGCAAAGAAACATGGTCAAAGTGATGATGATGCCCACCACCCGTCATGCCAGCATGTTCAAGCGTGTTCTGTCTGATCCAAATGTTGCCAAAATATCCAAGTTCGTGGTGCATTGTTCGTCCTTATAGTGTTACGACTGGTGTTGCGCCTTTTGGTTTTGGAACCTCAAGCCAGTCAAGTGAAACTTCATTCCAGTAGTATTGTCTACCATCTGTTGGGCATGGTTTGCAGTATTCCCACTGGCAAGTATCTTCATTCAAAACCCATGATGCAAGTGTTTTAGGTGCAA